AGTAAAGTTCTGGCGTTTTAAGCATAACTACAAGAACGAAGGAATCCTTGACAAAATCATTCCGATTTGGAGAGCGAAAGGAGATATTACTGACCCTGAGAAAGGTCGTGACCTTATCCTCGAACTCACCAAGGCAAAGACTCCAAAGGGAGTTGAATACACAGTTATCCAAACTGTAATGTATGATGACCCAGCTCCTCTTCACGAAGATAAAGAGACAATGGACTCTTGGGTAAAGGATGAACTTACTTGGAAAGATGTTTACTCTAAAAAGCCTGTTGAATACTTGGAAGCAATTGCTCGAGGTGAAACTCCCCGTTGGTCTTCTGAACTTGGTAAATATGTTTACGGTGATGAGTCTGGCGAAATGACTATGGGTGGAACTATTTCTGACCCACAATCTGGTGACGAACCTGATGGAGACCTACCCTTCTAATTAAAAAAAATATTAATCAAACTGCCCCTGAAATACGGGGCGGTTTTTAATCTTATTTAAAAATGTCAAATCAAGAAAAAATTTCTCAAAAATTCTATGAGGCTCTTATGAGCAAATATGCTTCAGAGATGAACGAAGCTGAGGCAACACTTTTGGTTTATTTTAACAATCCTGTTGGTATTGGAGAACATCCACAACATTTGGAAGAAATGGACAAGATGGTTGAAAAACTTGCAAATGCAAAAGATAAAAGCGAAGCATTACAACAATTTTATAAATACAACTAATTATGGCATTAAAGAAAAAAGAATTTTCGTTAGATGCAATTAAAGACAAGTACTCAACCAAAACCAAGTACAAGGATACTCAATTTTTTGAAGTCGGTGAAGCTTTTCATAATAGCTGCGGTATTCCCGGTCCTGCTATGGGTAATATTAACATGTTCCTCGGTCACTCGAACTCTTCAAAAACGACTGCCTTGGTTAAAACAGCGGTAGACGCTCAAAAGAAAGGAGTCCTACCTGTTTTTATCATTACTGAAAAGAAATGGTCTTGGGACCATGCGGTTGAACTTGGACTTGAAGCCAAAATGGTTGACGGAGAATGGGATGGATATTTCATCTTCAACGACTCATTTGATTATATCGAACAAGTAACAGAATACATTAATACACTCCTTGATGAACAAGAAAAAGGAAACATTCCTCACTCTCTTTGTTTCCTTTGGGATTCAGTAGGTTCGATTCCTTGTAAAATGACTTTTGATGGTAAGGGTGGGAAGCAACACAATGCTTCAGTCCTTGCTGATAAAATTGGTATGGGTATTCATGCTCGTATTACAAAGTCAAAAAAAGAAGATTATCCATATTACAACACACTGGTTGTTGTTAACCAACCTTGGGTAGAACTTCCTGATAATCCATTCGGTCAACCAACTATTAAAGCAAAAGGTGGGGAAGCTCTATGGCTTGCATCAGCACTTGTGTTCCTATTTGGTAATCAGAAAAATGCTGGTATTAACCACATTACGGCAACCAAAAATGGACGAACTGTATCTTACGCTATCCGTACTAAAATCTCTGTATTAAAGAACCACATTAATGGTCTTGGATACAAAGACGGAAAAATCATCGCAACTCCACAAGGGTATATTGCAGATGATAAAGACGCACTTGAAAATTACAAGAAAGATTATTCTCAATACTGGAACGCAATACTTTCAGGGACTGGTGAAATAATTCTTGAAGAAGCTGAAGAAGTAATTGAAAACGAAGATTAATTCATTATCTTTGTATCTGTGAAGAAGACTCTCCTTGTTGACGGTAACAACCTGTTCAAAATTGGTTTCCATGGTGTGAAAGACTATTTCCACAATGGAAACCATATTGGAGGTCTTTTCCATTTTATTAATACCCTTAGAAAATTTATCGATGAACAAAACTTTGATAAAGTTATTGTTTTTTGGGATGGGGAAGAATCTAGGTCATTAAGGGAAGTTATTTATCCAAAATATAAATTAAACCGAAGACTTGTGTTCGAGGACCCAATTTATATTTCATATTTGCATCAAAAAAACAGAGTTAAACAATACTTGGAGGAAATGTATGTTAGACAACTTGAAGTCCAAGGAATCGAAGCTGATGACCTCATGGCGGAGTATTGTCGAATATCTGAAAACGAACAAAAATTAATATTCTCGAGTGACCGAGATTTAACCCAACTTATTTCTGAAAAAGTATCCATTTATTCACCATCATTAAGAGCAACATTTAAAAATGGAGACAAAATCAAATTTGGTGATTTTGAATTTCCCCACGAAAATGTCTTAACTCTTAAAATTATGATGGGAGATAAATCTGATAACATTGAAGGAATTCAGTATCTTGGAGAAAAAACAATTGTTAAATTTTTTCCTGAACTTTTGGAGAAAAAAGTTTCATACCAAGAATTGTTAGAGAAGGCGGAAATACTTTTAAAAGAACAAAAAGATAACACAACTTTAAAAAATATTTTGAATGGTAAGACAAAATCAGGTATATTTGAACAAGAGTATTATCAGGTAAATGAAAAGATTGTAGATTTGTCAAATCCATTGTTAAATGATGAGGCAAAGGAACAAGTTGGATTAATTTATATTGAAAAATTGGACACAGAAGGTAGAAGTTATAAGAATCTTATCAAATTTATGGTGGATGATGGGATTTTTAAATTCTTACCTAAAACAGATGACGCATGGACTTATTTTATAACACCATTTTTAAAGTTAACAAGAAAAGAAAAAAGTAAAACAAAGTAAAATTTTTATGAAAGAGCAGCAAAATGACATGACAAAGTTGGAGTTTTTGATGACCGTAAACGACAACTTCATTGTTCAACGATTCTTCAATGTGAAGGATTACAACCCAAAGGCAAAAAACTCGGCAGAACTTTTGGAACTACTAGATGAGTTTGTTGGTAATATGAAACAACACCTCAAAATGAAGAGTGTCTCATATATGTCTGATAACCATTATGAAATTATGGAGAACCCCGAGGTTCTTGAGACATCTTTTACAGATGGACCAGAGGTGTTTAATTTGTATCTAAAGTATAATGGTAACATTATGTACCACTACACTTTTGACGCTAAACCTTACCCTCCTAAAGTTCGTTATACTGTTGATATTCGTCCTTATTTGAAGGGAGTTTTGTCAAATCTTACAGAGGTCTTCTCATCAAAAAATTTAACTTACAAATTGATGGGTTACTCACTAGTCTAACAATATTTAATAAAAAAAGACTAGAATGGCTGACAAAAATTTTGATTATTTAGGGAATATATTCCAGCAACAACTTATCAATCAAATCATAGTTGATAAGAATTTTGCTCACTCGATTTTGGAAGTAATCGATTCCAATTATTTTGAAAACAAGTATTACAAAATCATTATGCAGATGATTAAGGAATACTACAAAAAGTTCGATTGCCCCCCAACCTATGACACTTTAAATCAAATTATCAAGTCAGAGATTACCCAAGAGTTGATGTTAAAAATCACTTTGGATACAATTAATGAAATTAAAAATGTATCTGATGAAGGGTCACTTTTTGTACAAGAAAAGGCACTTAAATTCTGTAAGCAACAAGAGCTTCAGAAGGTAATGACAAAAGCTCAAAAGATTATTGACGGAGGAGAATTTGAAAACTATGACACCCTTGAAGAGATGGTTCGAGAGGCTCTTCAGGTTGGTGTCATAGAGAAGGATACTGGTGATGTATTTGAGAATCTTTCACAAGTTCTCGAAGAAGACTACAGGCATCCAATCCCTATGGGAATACCTGGAATTGATAATCTTTTAAAGGGTGGACTTGCAAAAGGTGAAATTGGTGTAATTCTTGCCCCCACAGGTGTAGGTAAAACGAGTTTAACAACAAAGATTGCTAACCACGCATTCAATATGGGATTCAATGTGTTACAGATATTCTTTGAGGACAATCCAAAGATTATCCAAAGAAAACACTTTACCCTTTGGACTGGAATTGCTCCTGACCTTCTCGGTAACCACAAAGAAGAAGTTATGGCTAAAGTATCTGAAGTTCAAGATAAGATGAAAAACAGACTTATCCTTAAAAAACTTCCATCAGATACTTTGACTATGGGTCAGATTAAGAACCAACTCAGAAAGATGATTGCCGATGGTATTAAGATTGATGTTATTATCTTGGACTATATTGATTGTGTAACTCCTGAGAAAATGATGGATGATGAATGGAAGAGTGAAGGTTCAGTTATGAGAGCATTTGAGGCTATGTGTCACGAACTACATATAGCTGGTTGGACGGCAACACAAGGTAACAGAAGTTCAATTTCATCAGAGGTTGTAACTACAGACCAGATGGGAGGTTCAATTAAGAAGGCCCAAGTAGGTCACGTTATCATATCGGTAGCGAAAACTCTACAACAAAAAGAACTAAAACTTGCAACAATTGCCATCACAAAATCTCGTATCGGTAAGGATGGGGTAATCTTTGAGAATTGTAAATTCGACAACGAACTACTTGTAATTGATACAGAAAGTTCAATGACAATGCTTGGATTCGAAGAAAACAAGGAACAAAAAAATAGAGACAGAATTCGTGAAATTCTAGATAGAAAGAAACAACAAACAGTATAATTATTTAAAAATAGGAGAGTTAATTATGGAAAAAATTTTGATAGAAAACCCAAATCGATTTGTTATTTTCCCAATACACTATAACGATATATGGGAATATTATAAAATGCACCAAGCCGCGTTTTGGACGGCTGAAGAGGTAGATTTATCTGGTGACATTCGTGACTGGGAAAATCTATCTGAGAATGAACAATATTTTGTTAAGAATATTTTATCGTTCTTTGCCGCCTCTGACGGTATTGTAAATGAAAATCTTGCAGAAAATTTCTACCGTGAAGTACAATATCCTGAAGCTAAATTCTTTTATGGAATGCAACTTGCAATGGAGAACATTCATAGTCTAATGTATTCACTTTTGATTGATACTTATGTATCCAATCCAAATGAAAAGGACGAGTGTTTCAATGCAATTGACAGACTTCCAGCAGTTCAAAAGAAAGCTAAATGGGCTCTTGAGTGGATTACAAATGCGTCGTTCCAAGAAAGACTTGTGGCTTTTGCCGCAGTTGAAGGAATATTCTTTTCAGGTTCCTTCTGTTCAATCTTTTGGCTAAAGTCTAGAGGTATCATGCAAGGTTTGTGTAACGCAAATGCTCTTATCTTCAAAGATGAAAACCTTCACTGTGATTTTGCAATTCACCTTCTGAATAATCACGTAGAAGAAAAACCAAGTGAAAAGAGAATAAAAGAAATTTTGTTGTCAGCACTTGAAATTGAAAAAGAGTTCATCACAGAGTCACTCCCTGTTTCACTTATTGGAATGAATTCTAATCTTATGAAACAATATCTTGAGTTTGTTGTTGATGGATTACTTGTAAAACTTGGATGTAAAAAACACTTTAATGTTGAACAACCATTTAAGTTTATGGAACAAATTGCCGTTGAGACCAAAGGTAACTTCTTTGAGTCAAGGACTGTTGAGTATCAAAAAGCAAAGTTGAACGAAACATTGTCCTTTACGGATGACTTTTAATTGATTATTTTATAATACTATGATGTCACTAAAGATTAAAAAACGTAGTGGGGAAGATGCGTCCTTTAACCCACAAAAAATATATAATAGAATTAAAAGAGCGGCTAAAGGACTCAACATTAATTCTGACGAGATTTTTATTAAGGTAATTACCTCAGTTCCAACTGAAGGAGAAATTACAACAAAAGAACTTGATAAGTTAATCTATGAAATTGCCGCGGCATTTACAGGTAGTCACCACGATTACTCGAGACTTGCTTCGTCAGTGGCAATTTCAGCTTATCACAAAGAGACCGACCCAAGTTTCTCTAATACAATGATGACCCTTCACAAAGAAGGAATTGTAAATGATGAGTTTATCAATATGATTAATAATTACGGAACATCTAATGTGGACGAGGTCATTAATCACGATAATGATTATAACTTTGACTACTTTGCTTGGCGTTCATTACAAGAGATGTATCTTTTGAAATTACCAACAGGTAAAACAATTGAAAGACCCCAGCATATGTATATGCGTGTGGCTATTTGGGTAACTAAATCATTTGAGCAAGCGGTTGAATATTACAAGTCGTTATCAAGTCAACTTATTTCACCGGCAACACCAATTATGATTAACGCTGGTACAAAAATTCCACAACTTGCTTCTTGTGTGTTACATTATAATGACGCTGACTCAAGAGAGGGACTTTTAAATACAATGAAAGACATCTCAACATATTCGTCAGACGCTGCTGGTATTGGACTATCTATGTCAAATATTCGTAGTAAGGAAAGTCGTATTACATCATCAGGTGGATTTGCCGGTGGACTTTTGAAATATTTGAAGATTGTTAATGAGTCACTTAGATTCTTTAACCAACAAGGTCGTCGTCCTGGTTCTGCGGCAATTTACTTGGAACCTTGGCACAAAGATATCTTTGACCTACTTGATATTAAAAAGAATACAGGGGCTGAAGAACTTAGAGCAAGAGATTTGTTCACCGCTCTTTGGATTCCTGATAACTTTATGAATGCGGTTAGAAGTAATGATGATTGGTATTTGTTCTGCCCTAACGATATTAAGAAGGCTGGAGTGAAAGCACTCCAAGAATGTTTTGGAGATGAATACGAGGAAAACTATAATAAAGCGGTATCACTCGGAATCGGAAAAAAGGTTAAGGCTCAAGAAATTTGGAACAAGATTATCGAATCTCAAATTGAAACTGGAGTCCCTTATCTTTGTGCTAAAGACAGTGCAAACAGAAAGACAAACCATCAAAACATAGGTGTAATTAAACAATCAAATCTTTGTAATGAGATTTACCAATACACAGATGAGAACACAACGGCAATTTGTACTCTGTCATCTATGGTGTTGAAAAACTTCATTAAAGATGGAGTGTTTGACCACCAACTACTATATAATGAAACTCGTAAGGTTGTAAGAGCCCTTAACAAAGTTGTTGACATTAATAACTATTCTACTGAGAAAGGTAGAAAGGGTGGTCTCGAACAAAGAGCAATTGCAATTGGAACCCAAGGTCTTGCCGATGTATTCTACTTGATGGACTACATTTTCACATCAGAAGAGGCTCGCAAGTTGAACAAAGAAATATTTGAAACAATTTATTTTGCGGCGGTAACCGAAAGTTGTTCACTATGTAAGTCAGGAGAATATTTGCCATATGAATTTTTCTATGGGTCACCGATGTCAAAAGGAGATTTCCAATTTGATATGTGGGGTCTTACCGAATCTGATTTATCAGGAAGATGGAATTGGTATTCGTTAAAGATTGAAGTTAAAGATTATGGTGTATGTAACTCTCTATTTACGGCACAGATGCCTGTCGCATCATCGGCTAAAATTACAGGTTCATATGAAATGACAGAACCAGCCCACTCGGCAATTTTTAACAGAAGAGTTGTTGGTGGAGAGATTATGATTGTTAACAAGTATTTGATTAACGATTTTGAAAAAATTGGAATTTGGGGAGAAGACCTAAAGAACGAAATTATTCTAAATGAAGGTTCGGTTCAAGGGATTAACTTCAACAATTATCTTGACCCTGAAGATAGAAACTATAATAAGAAAGTTAAAAGAATCGAACATCTGATTCCAAAGTATAAAACAATTTGGGAAATTTCTCAGAAAGAATTGATTGAAATGGCCGCTGACAGAGCTCCGTTCATCGACCAATCTCAGTCGATGAATATCTATATGGGTAATCCAACCCTATCAAAGATTTCATCGTCACATTTCTATGGATGGGAAAAAGGACTTAAGACACTTTGTTACTATGTTAGAACAAAGGCAATTTCAACGGGAGCAAAACACTTGGCGGTTGACATCTCAAAAATTAAAAAACCAAATGTTACACCCGAGCCACCAAAGGTTGATTATTCATCAATGAACCTTCCACCAAAACCTGAGAATAGCGAATTTGATTGTTTTGGGTGTTCATCATAAAATAAAATCCCGAGAAATCGGGATTTTTAATTTTGTAGTATTTATGTTATATGGCAAATGGTAAAACTTACGGAGTAACCTTCCCTTTTAGAGATTCATTTGATGGAAAGTATTTAGACCTTTCAGATTATGAAGACCAAGAAGTTAGAAGTAGTTTAATTCATCTTCTTTTGACTAGAAAAGGCGCAAGATACTTTTTACCTGATTTTGGAACAAGATTATATGAGTATATTTTTGAACCATTGGACGGACCAACCTTTAATCAGATTGAGGCGGAAATAAGGGACTCAGTTTCGACCTATATACCTAATTTACAAATAAACAAAATTTCAGTATATCCGGCAACTGATGATGTAACTGAAGATGTATTTGAAGCTGGAAAGGCGGATACAAATACTTATGATATGCCTGGCAGAGCGTCGGTGGAGTACACTGCTAAGGTAAGAATTGATTACACAATAACAAGTAATGTATTTAATTCGAGCGACTTTATAATTATTAATTTATAAGACACATGGCAAACAAACAAATTTCGTATACAACAAGAGATTACCAAAGTATAAGGGCCGAACTTATAAATTTTACAAAAACCTATTATCCTGAGTTAGTCGCAAATTTTAACGACGCGGCGATTTTTAGTGTATTCATGGATTTGAATGCTGCGGTAACTGATAATTTGCATTACCATATTGACCGCAGTTTACAAGAAACGGTATTGCAATATGCACAACAAAGGTCATCGGTATATAATATCGCGAGGACATATGGACTTAAAATTCCAGGACAAAGACCATCTGTTGCTCTTGTAGAGTTTTCCATAACCGTTCCAGTTTTTGGGGATAAGGAAGATATAAGATACTGTGGTATTTTAAGAAGAGGGAGTCAAGTACAAGGTGCTGGACAAATATTTGAATTAATTAATGATGTTGATTTTGCGTCCGATTATAATGCAGAAGGGTACCCAAACAAAAAGAAAATTCCAAATTTTGATGTGAACAATCAACTTTTGAGTTATACAATCGTAAAAAGAGAGGCGGTGGTTAATGGAATTACTAAAGTTTTTAGAAAGACAATAACTGACGCAGAATCTAGACCATTCTATGAAGTGTTTTTACCTGAGAAAAATGTTTTAGGGGTTACAAGTGTTTTACTAAAAGATGGTACAAATTATACTAATGTTCCATCAGTACAAGAATTTTTAGGAGTTACAAATAGATGGTATGAAGTCCAAGCTCTTGCCGAGGATAGAATTTTTATAGAAGACCCAACAAAGGCATCTGATACCCCTGGCATTAAAGTGGGTAGATATTTGCAAACAAATACAAGATTCATTACTGAATTCACACCTGAAGGGTTTCTGAAAGTTACTTTTGGTGGCGGTAGTACATCTAATGATGAATTATTGAGAGAATTTGCAAGAAATGGTGTATCACTTGACCTTGCAAAATACCAAAATAATTTTTCACTTGGCTCAGTTTTAAAATCCAACTCAACTCTTTTCATACAATATAGAATTGGAGGAGGACTTGGAAGTAATTTAGGTGTGAATGTTATTAATAGTATAGGTACTGTAAATTTTTCTGTAACTGGCCCAATTGATACTATAAACAAATCAGTTATAAATTCTCTAACTTGTACAAATGTAACGGCAGCAATTGGGGGTGCAAACATACCAACTGTTGAAGAGGTTAGAAATTATACATCATTTAACTTTTCGGCTCAAAATAGAGCGGTCACAATTAATGATTATGAAGCTTTGATTAGAAAGATGCCGTCACAATTTGGAGCACCAGCAAAAGTTGCAATAACCGAAGAAGATAATAAAATTAAAATAAATGTTTTATCTTATGATAGTAGTGGTAAACTAATACCCGTAATATCTGACACATTGAAAAACAATTTGGCAAACTATCTTTCTAACTATAGAATGATTAATGATTACATATTCATTACTTCGGCAAATGTCATCGATTTAACATTTGAAATATATGTGGTTTTAGATTCAAGTCAAAATCAAGGGGTTGTTGTTTCTAATATTATTGTACAGGTAGAAAATTTCATGAGTCCTGTAAGTAGAGAAATGGGACAGAATGTTAATATATCCCAACTTAGGACGATAATTCAATCAGAGAATGGTGTAATTGCTATTTCAGAAATATCTGTTTATAATAATGTTGGAGGACAGTATTCATCATCAGAAACTTCACAAAGATATTCTGACCCAGCAACAAAAAAGATTGAGTTAATTGATGATACAATTTTTGCCGAGCCAACCCAAATGTACCAGGTAAGATTCCCAGGACAAGATATAAGAATTAGAGTAAAAAATCTATCTACGGTTAATTTTTCTTAGGAACACCTCTTTCATTTATTTTTTCAAAATTCTACCTAAACTATTTATAAAAAAAATAGTTATGCCCAATTCTCACAGAATACGGACACAGTTAGGTGTTGACAAAGTTTTACAGATTAATTTAGACCAAGATTACGATACTTTAGAGTTATTATCATTTTCATTTTTTCCAAATGATGTTTATACAAGAAGTTGTGCTGATTTTGGAGTGGTATGTGGTAGAGTTTTTTGTAATAGAGGATTAGGACTTGTAAATGCTAGGGTTTCTATTTTTATCCCTATAAGTTCAGAAGATGAAAGTAATCCTATTATCTCCACATTATATCCATATAAAAGTTTTATTGATTTTAATGAAGATGGTTACAAATATAATTTGTTACCCTATTCCCCATCTCACTCAGGTCACGTACCCGTTGGGACATTTCCTGATAGATTAGACGCTTTAACGAATCAAACTGTTGTTGAGGTATATGACAAGTATTATAAGTTTACTGCAAAAACAAATGATGCCGGTGACTTTATGATATTTGGTGTTCCCGTTGGTCAATATGATTTATTCATGCAAGTTGACCTCTCTGACATTGGAGAGTTTTCATTAACCCCCCAAGATTTAATTAGAATGGGTAGGGCGACTGAAGCTCAAGTTGCGGGAACCAAGTTTAAATTTTCTGAAAATTATAGTGAATTACCTCAAATTATTACATTAACAAAAGTAATCCAAATTGCTCCTTTCTATGGTCAAGATGGTATTTGTCAACATTATATAACAAGGGCGGATTTTGACCTAACAACTGAGGCATCAATAGAATTACAACCTACATCAATTTTTATGGGTTCAGTAATTTCAGCTGAAAACAGAAAAAAATTAAAAAGAAGTTGTAAAGTACCAGCAAAACAGGGATGGCTTTGTAATTTGATAACAGGTCCTGGCCAAATTGAAACTATTAGACACACAATAAATACGGACATAGATGGAAGACCAATACTTGAACAATATCGATTACAAAATGACGGAAAACTAATTGATGAAAATGGAACCTGGGTTATCGAGCTTCCAATGAACTTAGACTATGTTTATACAGATGAATTTGGTAATCGAAGAATTTCACCTGATGGAAGTGTTGGTGTACCAATTAGAGGTAGATATAGATTTAGAATTAAATGGCAACAATCACCTAATTTATCAGATGAAAATAAAAGAGGTTACTTTTTAGTTCCAAATATTAAAGAACATGGATGGCCGTTAGACGCTAGAACTGATACTGGTGACCCAGGACTTGCCGAAAATGTAGGAGCATTTAATTTGAATTTGCCTACTTTTCCACCATTGAGTCCCGATGACCCTCCGAGTTCAGGACCTTTCGATGTTGAAATAAATTCGGTATTAGATATTGGATACTATTACAATGTGCAAAATACAAATAATATACAAAGTTATGTTATTTTAGTAGATGGTATTGAAAGACCTGATTTAAATGACACAATACCTATGGGAGGACTAGCGGGTAGTGTGGTTGGAGTTAGATATACATTAATTGACCCTGCATTAGAAGGAACTTTGACTTTAGAGATTTTGGATGGAGGGCAATTTAGAGTTCAATCTTCATATGCTTTCAGTAGAAGTTGGGCTGATTACGGAACTGCCGAAATGATTCAAGAGGCGATAAATTGCGAAGATAGATTTTATGAGTTCCAATATAACAAAGTTTATACAGTATCACAATTAATTGACAGATACTCAAATAGAATTTTTCCACAAAAATCGATTCAAATTAAACATATTTTGGATGATAAATGTGAAGGGGATTATAATCCATTTCCGACTAATGATGCATATTACAGATATGATTTGTTATACATCACAGTTAATGTGATTTTAACAATTATGAAATTTCAGTTCTTTCAAATACTGATATTTCTACATGTTTTAGCATTTCTATGGCCAGTTATTGCTCTTTTATTAGTGTTGGTGTGGGGCATACAACAATTAGTTTATTTGATTTGTTTGGGTTTACAAAAATTTGGTTGGAGAGATAGGGAATGTAATGAACCTAGACCTTTGAGGGAGATGATTAAAAATCCATTCAAAAATTTAAATTTACCTCTTTTTTTATACACCGAAGATGGTTGTGAAAGATGTAGATGTAAGGTTGACCCCCAAGACTTGGATGAGGAAAATAACGAAATAGCATTTGATTTGCTTGAAAATTTGGACCAAATTGAAGAGACAAATATTTCTTATTTAGCTAATTTTGCCACTTTGGCGGCATATCAACCATGGAATAATAATTTAACCAATTCAACATTCGACCCTTATTATTTAACACAAAATGATAACTATAATGAGGCTGTAAGTGTAATGCTTGCCGGTAATGCCGCTTCGGCAATTGGGTATAGAAGAATGCCAATATATGCTGGTAACCTTGGAGATGGAAGAAATTACAGAGTATTCTCAACAAGTTTAACTATTGCTGAAAGATTAAATTTATTTAACACCAAGGCAAAATATTTTGATAATTTAACCGCTAACGCTGAAGGTGATAATGATTTAAACAGAAGAGAAAATTCTTTATCGCCGGGTAATACAGGGTGGAACCAAATCAAAGTTACATGGAATACAATAGATAATAATCCGACTGACAAATATCACTTTGATAATGTAATTGTCCTAATTTTAGATAATTACATCCAACCCGGAACTGTACTAACTTTCCAAGACCCCTCAATGTCAAATGACCCTCATGTTCTTACTACAACAGGTACTTGCTTGAATCCGTCATATGTTGTGGTGAATTATGCGAATCCTAATACGGACTTTACTTCATCTCCAATATTATCAACAATTTATGATATAGATTTAGCGAGATATCCAGTGGTCTCCACACCAACACCTGGAGGTGAGGCGAGATTAGGTACCGTAACAAGAAAACAAGTATGTTTTCCTATGGACATTGAGTACTTCCAAGTATTACAAGAGATGTCCTATAGTGATTATTATTTTTATACTAATTCAGCAGCAATTGCTAGTCCGGCTTTTAATACTGATGATGCTAGGTTTTCATTGCCTTGGAGAATATTAAGAAATGCCGCTGGAAATACTCCGGTAACCGAGGCTTCATTGAAATTTTATAGTAATTATGCTGAAGCCGAAGCAGGTCAACCTCAGAATGTTAGGTTTGGTAATGGACAATGGGTATATCGACATATTGACCAAATAAGTTCTAATCTCATCTGTTTTGATGCTTGTTATAATGTAACAACACATGTCACTAATAATTTAAATTCAATCAGGTCTTATTTCCCTTATAGTGAGTCGACTCCGGAATTTAATACTTTGCAACGACCAGACCCTAATCTAAGAGTTGCATTTTTACAAAGAGGTGTTGATGTAAATGCTCCTAGATTGAGAAATAGATATGATTTAAGAAGACTTTTTGGAGTTAGAGGGGATTGGAATGAAATTCCTAGAATTAATCATGTTGACCCGAATGTCGGAGGACAATTTGATATATCTGATGCCTGCATTGTACAGGGAAATTATTTTCCAAATATACCAATTCAACCTGGAGGAGCGTCAACACTTGGGTATAATCAAAATAATAGTTCAGGATGGTTAATGAGTGGTGTTATACAATCTTATAACCTTCAGGGAAGACCAATAGTTAATCCTGAATATCAATTTTTGGCGGTTTTAGAATCTAACTTCATACAGACTGGTGGAATCATGACATTAGGACCTTTATCAGAATCTACTGAAAGTTTTGTAGATGATAATGATGTTTTTGATGGGGGAGTATTAACCGCTCCAACAAGTGATGAATATTATTTTACCGTATTTTTGAGATATTCAGGACTTGTAAATAATGCAAATGGACTTGCAATTATAATAAGAAATATAACAACTAATGCAATTGAATGGACTAGCGAATTTATACAAGTAAGTACATCAACCCTTAATCATACCGAAGATGTTATTGTACCATTAGTTCAAGGAAATCAGTATAGATTAGAAGTAAGAAATTTTACTTTTAACGATATCACTTTTTATTTTGATGAACCATCTTGGTTAATAATGAATCCTAACGGATTAAAATTACCAAAACATAACGAGTTTACTAGTAATTCGCCAAATCTAATAAACTCTAACAATAGTAATATATTCTTTAGTAGCCCATTTTTTAGAATTTCTGAAAATTCATTTACTGCTTTTACCTCAACAATGGCGAATTATTATTCAGCTTTAGATGAAAACGCACTATATGATAGCTTCGGACCAAATGCTTGGAGAACACAGTTCCAGTCAAACTTAGAAAATGGAGGAGTGAGGTATAATGGACAATTTGGCACACTTGTCATTAGTAATAGTGAAGGTATCAATAGTTCAGTTAATGATAATGGATTTTCCAAGACATTGGCGATTATGAATTATAATGGAATGTTTAGAATACCATGCGCTGTTAGTGATATTGTAAATGACCCTTGGAGGGCGTGTGGTAATGAGCCAGACCTTGGAATAAGAGTAGATGTTGACAATCCATGTGGCACATGTGGTACCACTAATAATAGTAATAATGAAGGGGACCCCCAACAATGCCCTGGTTGTTGTAGAGACAGGGAGGAATTAAGAAGAAGACTATATATGTATCACGCCACCCTTAAATCTTCATTTCTAAATGAAGTTGGAAGTTATTGGGGTAAAGAATATGTAGAAGGAGGTTCCGCATTTTCATTAAAATTATCTACAAGTAGCGATAGATTCCAAGCCATTTATTCCGATAGCGTTAATTGTCAATACGAGGGTGGAGGTAGTCCATCATGGGCAAATGGTGGTGGGAGATGTTACAATTGTGAAGGGGACGATTCAGGAGGAAGGTCAATAATATTTAATGATGTTGAACAACAATATATCTCACCTTGCTACGCTACTTTCCCAAATGTTGACCCAAGCCCGTCATATGTTGAATTTTTTGGTTCAGTAGAAGATGCTAGACCAACTTGGTATGTTAATCCAAATCATGAGATTAATATTAATTATAGAGCCATGAATGTGTTTAGGACAGATAGATTACCATCCTCAACTACGCCACAACAAGATGGAAATGGAAATGGTTATTTATTACATCAAAACAATGGATTCTCTATGTTTGTGATAGATATTGATGGATGTTCAGTTGAACAGGCAGGAGGCGGAGAATTACCAACACCCCCGCAAATTTCTGATGTTAGTTATGAAAACTTACCCGATGGTTTATCAACAGTTGCTAGTTCATTGAGTAATTGTGCATTAGCTGTAGATTTAAATAGTTATTATGTTGAATCTGATGGTAATCCTGCAATTGATGAAGGTGGTAATGGATATAGTAGTGAACCGGCAGCAATAGGTGCTGATTGGGTATGGTTTAAAAGAGGATATGGATGTTATAATCTTGTGTCCAAACCACTGGCATCATTATTCCCGCATAGAATCGATGGTGACCCAGATGGTAAATGGTATTGGGATGTTGCCACAGTTGTTGAATGGATACAAAGATTAAAGTTAACATTTGCTCAATGTTTTGAAATATTCTCACACACCTTCTCAAATAATTGGATTAATGGAACATTATATGCGTTCCCATTCCAAAACGCAACTAGATTTGATTCTCAGAATCAACCGTATAGGTTATTTTGTAAAGATGTGGTATATTTCCATGACCCAGTCAACACATACTATTATAGAAGCAGTCCTTGGAATGGAAGTAATTTTGTTGGAAAATACAGAGATGAAGGAGATAGAGGTAATCTAAGAAATCTACAAACACCAACAACAATTTTGGATATGGGACCAAAGGCGGCATTTATCCAAGAAATAGTCCTTTCTGATGATTATGATGGATATATTGTATCAAGAGTACCATCGAGTTCATTTCAAAATGTTACAGATATTTTGAATTTGTTCATATTAAATAGATTGGTAAATACTAATTTCATTCAGCAACTAATACCTCTACCAGCAGATGAAGCTGGAAATGAAGAAGGCTCAGATGACCCTTCAGTTGGAGCAATGTTTGCGAACACAAGATGGAAAAATGGAGATGCATTTTTTGCCAATCTATTACCTGGATTAATTGATGCCGACTATAGCCAATTAATTTCTATTAATTCAGAGTTCGGTGTTGGGGAATATTCGCCTGAAACTTACACCAATAACGATGTATTTTTTGGTGAAGATGAAGGAAGGGGCTCAATTTTAGGATTCTTGGGTAGAGAGTATAGTACAAAAAGACCAGTACTTGGAATCTATTTTAGTGGTGATAACCAACTTAGAGATTATATATCACCAAGAAGAACTATATGGAATCAAAATGCTTTGATTCCGGTACAAGATGCTGATTTTACGGACATCACAACAAAAACACAAATTGTTCCTTTTTATCAATGGAATATATTCCATGATAGGGCTGACCCAGATGAAGGGCCAAGCATTTTTGGAACTCAATCAAATAATTTTATTACAGATTTAAATAAAGATGGAAATTATTATACAAATAGTTCTAGTTTCCCAGATGGATTTTTTGCTCATGGATATCAATCTTTAGATAGATTTGGTAATAGTTCTGAATACTTTAACCCTGATGGAAATAATACATTTACCTATAAGGGATATATAATAAATTATAATGAACAAGTTGATGATAGTGGGAATGTTACTGGGTACACACCAACCTTCAATGCACAAACAACCCCGAGATATAGGTACACATTCGGAGCACCATTCCATTTTTATTTTGGATTAAAACAAGGTTCAAGTGCCATGGATAGATTTATAAGTATATATGTAGATACAACAGTGATATATGAGTGATTTAGGTAAAATACAATTTGTTAAAGGAAGTTTAAGGTACAAACAGGCACCTGAAAAATCAATTCAGGTGTCCGTACCTTTAAGTGGTAATTTAAAGGAACTTGATGAATATCAGATAACCCAATCCGTTAATTTGGCTCAAGTTTATGATGATGAAAGGAAAGCTTCCACATTATTTCTACCTTCATGTAACTTTCAGTTATTATTCTCAAATCAATCTGCTGGCGTAACCCTTACACCTGAGGCTCCTTACGGACCATTTAATAATAATCTCTACTATGTTAATCAAGAAGGATATAAACAACTACAACTTTTATCCGACACGCCAATACCTTGGGGAGGACTTCCCCAATATAACGAGTTCAATTTTATAAGAACAGACTTTGGTGTGAACGGATATACAAGTGGACCTGTAAATCATATTTTAGCATCTCCTGAAGATGCTGGGAGGTATAATTGGACATTCTATGTTAGCTACCCCTCCTCAAAAAACTACCTAAAAAATCTATCTTGTCAGTTTCCAAATGGGGATACATTATCTTGGCAGCCTTTGAATGGTTTACCATATGTAATGAATCCTGTGTCAATTGACGGTAAAAAAATGTGGCAATTTACTTGTCCATGTAAACATAATTTACAGGCTGGTGATTATGTTTATATGCCTAATGTTACAGTGGTTAATGCCGCATCAGTCCCACAAGATGGAAGAAATACATTTGAGATTTATAGTTTAGGTAACGGTTTTTATGGTTCAGATAATACCATATTTAATATTATCGATGATGGATTTTATAGTAGTTCAGATTCATTTTTTGATAATAAAAATGGACAATTTTATCGAGTAACAGATGTTGATAATCCGATTGAATCAAGGTCGGAGTACTATGTTAGAAGACATACAATAATTAATACCTATGATGATGCTGTTGTAACAAATTCAGGATTTGAACAAAATGCATTTAGAACTGTAAAAAAATATGAATCAGCAGATTTAACTCCAAATCAAACCTCTAGAATTTCAGTTAAAGAAGATTCACAATCATATAATATTTCATTTAATGAAAGTATTAATATTAATAATTTAGTTGATAACCTTAATAGACCTGTATCTGAGTTATTTATAACTGTAATCAATCGAGGTTATTTCGGGTGGTTCAACTATCCAACATCCTTCCCAATTCCAAGTAATTCTTTAAAAGAAGGTTGGTCATTTAATTTAAGTACAACAAATAGTACATGGTGGGAAAGGTCAAATATTTTCTCTAACACTTCAATAGGTGTTGAATCATTTGTTTTAAGCGGATTTGTTTTTTATAGAAATCGACCACTAATACCTGGTTCAGAATTAAATGGAGACCTCTGCGAGTGGAATAATATTACACAGCAAGAAACAGTACTTTCAGATTGCTATCATAAATTTGCATTTAATCCATACATTTTTAATATAGGAGGTAGTGTAAATAATCCACTTGGATATTACTATAAACCTTTTTTCTCTATTAAAATAAAACAATATTCAGATTATATTGAAGAAGGCTCTGCTGAAACAACTGAGGGTATACCATCTTATGCTTATTATTCAGAAAATGAAAATACATTTTTTTGGAGAGATATTTATCCTTATGGTTTCATTGATTCTGATGGTAATGGTGTGAATTTTCCATTTATGAACGGAAGACATTATCCATATAATAACTTTATTTTTAGAATTATACCTGAGGGTAGTAATTTGGGTACAACAAATTAGGTGAGTGTAGAAACACCAACAATAGATGGATGTGAATAAAATTAAAATATTACCAAGTGATTTAAATCGAGAAATATTAGTCACGCTAGGTACTAAATGGGATTTTTTAGATAGGTCGGAC